TCATTTATGCTTCTCGTCGGGGAGCAGTGGATAACCAGCCTTTCCACCACCTTGGACTAACGCATTGATCAGCGTCATACGTTGCTGGTCGATGGCGTTTTCGCGCCCTAGGCGCATAAGGGCCTCCATTAGCGCATCACGCTGCTCGCCGCGAAGCACACTCAACGGGCCCACGTCGTCGGCTACGCGAGCTGCGTGGGCACCTGCATTCTCCTCAAAGAGGGATCGCGCAAGACGGCGAGCCATAGTCAGGCCGAGATCGGTCCAACTCTTATCCGAGGGAACTTCGGGTGGCTTGGATACTTCGCCGAGATACTTCTCGAACCCGGCTTCCCTTGCCATGTCAGCTGCGCTGGCTACACCATTTTTTGTGTTGGCAAAAAGGGCTTCGCGATCGATAGCATTGAGTGACGCGTCGGCATTTTCAGGCCCAAACATTATTCCCAGTTTTTCGCGGTTCCAGTCGCCGTTGCCGCGAATAATCTTGCGTAGCGCGTTCATATCACTGGCTTCGGTTCCAACCGCACGATAGATTTCGCCGAGGGCTCCCTGCCGCACGCGCGCTGACTCCGCGGACGGCCCAATCAGCATACCCTGCGGTTCGGCACCCGCCACCAGTTTCTCCTGAAGCTCTACGGGGTGCATGGCGCGCGGCCCATCGGCGAGAGCGGACTGCCCCTGCGCTAAGCCCGCCCTTTGTCGGCCCAATTCGGCAATTTGCGCGTCGAGCTCCTTCACGCCGGAGGCAGTTCGAGCATCAATCATCCTGCGAATGCCGCCAAGTGTTTCGATAACTTCAGGGTCTTCGGCAGTATTCAGAAGCCGATCGATTGCGCGGCGTGTTTCGTAGGCGATGGCGGGGTCAGAAGAGACGGTGTCTTTCCCGAAGTCATTGAGCATGTTTCTGATGTTAAGCAGGTCGCTCTGTTCGCCACCGCGCCGATACGGAATCAATTTATCGAGACGCTCCGCAACGGGCCTGAAGTCGTAAGGCGCCTGTCCCATTACCATGGGGCGGTATTGACTTTTCACCTGCGCCTGACTGGCTTGCAGTTCACTGTCGATCGTGGGCGGAACCGGATCAGGTCCAAGATTTGTTTCGAAGTCCGATTTGAGACGGCTGCCCGCCATAGAGCCACGCTCATTCAGGGGTCCCACGACCTTGCTCCGCGTGGGTTCCCGGGCAGCACCGGCCTTGGCGACGCCGCGCCATTCTGGCAAGACATCTGCCGGCATCGCCTCCGACCCAAGCTTGTCGAATTGTTCACGCGCCGCCGCGAGCATTTCCGAATCAGAAACTTTCTTCGCGAGCCAATTGCGAGAATCCCGGGTCAGGTCTGCAAGTATATCCCGCGGCGGCTTTGAAGCTAATTCCTCTCCGAGGAGCGCGCGCGTGAGAGCCCTGGCGCCCTGCGCGGTGGCTTTGACACCGGCTCCGATAATTTCTCCCGCTAAGGGGCCGCCCAATCCAAGCAGCCCTCCCTCAATTGCGCCCTCGCGAGTCTTCTCAGGATCCCCGCCACTTCTCACGTAAGCGTCCGCGGCACCAATACCGGTGCCGGTCAAGCCCGAGGCCAACGAGCGCATCAACATGCTGCCCCCGCCAGCGCCGAACATTTCGGGTGCAGCCACGACGGCAGGGATAGTCCCGGCGACCGCTCCAGTTATCTGCGCTCCCTTGTCGACGATCGGGTTCGCTGCTTTTTCAGCTCTCGTCGCTTCATTCATACGATCCATGACCTGATCGTAAGTTTCGTCCGAGAATGCCGCGACAGTCGCTGCTGCAGCCCGCTCCGTGCCGTAGCGGATGGGCGGGCCAATGATCGGAATACCCTCGATGAATCCGCCGACGCCCGTCCTGGCGACTGAAAGGGCGTCGTCGGCCGGCAGTCCATATCGATCGACCGCCGGCGGCCTCGGCGCGGCCTCGCGCTTGGCGGCGAGATCAGCATAGACGCGGGCTCGCAGCTCTTCGCCGGTCTGAGGTGGCGGCTCTGCTACCGGGTCTACCGCCGCGGGCTGCTGCGTCTGCTGGGTTCGGCTCAGACGCAGACGCGCGGCGGCAATCGCCATAGCTTTCTGCTGCTCGGGTGTCATTTCTGCCATAGTTTACGCTCCCTTGGCGTCATTGCGCCCATGCATCGACCGGGACCCCTGCCGGGGGTTATAAAATTCTTGGAGGCACGACATCTCTTGGTAAATTCGTTTTCGGAATCGACGGGCCAGTTGCGCTAGGCGCTATCTCTTTCGATACACCGAGCCGCGTCGCCAAGAAGCCGGGAGACTTTAGCGGCAGGGTTGAAGGTACATCCATCGGCATGGCGTTACCTTTAGCAGCCCCAGCCTGCCGCTCCTCATCCTGCTGCCTGATCGTCAGCCCGCCCATCAGCGCCTGAGCCAGCCGCGCCGCTCCTTGCCACGGCGACTGCACTGGGCTCGCATCCATACCCTGCTGCAGCATGGCGTAGGCCAGCCGTTTGCGCTGGTCGTCGATGTCGGCCTGCGTCCTGTCGGTATTGCCGCCGGAAATGGTGGGGATCATGCCACTGCCCTTTCGTAGTCGACGCGGTCGAAGCCGTCCGCATGTTCGAACACCGCGTCCGGGTGGATTTCTCGCACATCGTCGGACATCAGGCCGAGCTGCATCGGGCCGCCCTCCTTGTAGCGGAAGGCGTAAACCGGCAGGCCGTTCTCCAGCGTGCCGACGCGTTTGATGTCTTGCTTCAGCCGCCGGTCGGATTTCGCCCAGCCGCCAAGGAGTGTTCCGCCGAGGCCGAAGAGGCCGCCCATGGCGGCGTTCGATTGTGCGAGCTGCTGGTTGTAGATGCCCATCTTCTGATTGAAGTTCTCGTTGATCAGCCCGGCCTGGTCGACGGTGGGAAGCTGCGTCGTCGGCGTGTTGACGTAGTTCGGCTGATGCACCTGCGAGCCCGACATCAGCGCCGAGATCTCGTTCAGCGGCTGGTTGCGCTCGGTCAGGATCGAGTTTTGCGCATTCGAATACATGTCGCCGAGATATTGGTCGGAGGCGGCCTGCTTGCGGGTGGTAAAATCGCGCATGGCGTTGTCGTAAGCCGCCGAGCCCATCGCGATGCCCTTGTCGGCCAGGCTCTGCTCGAGGCTCGCCTGGTCGCGGTCCCACTGGTTGTTGAAGCCGGATTGCCAGTGATCATTGACATATTTGTCGACACTGCCGGCGCTGAGATCGACATTGCTGCCGAGGATGCCGGAGACCTTGGCGGTCTGGTCGTTGGCGAGCCTGGCAAGGCCGAGCTGCGTCTGCTGGGTCTGATCGTAGATCGCCTGATTCTCGGGCGAATAGGTCTGATAGGCGGAATAGGTCGGCAGCTTATAGGTCTTGCCGTTCTGGTCGGTCATTGTTTGATAGCCGGTGACCTTGTATTCCAGCGAACCATCCGGCGTGTACTGGTTGGTGTGGCTGAGGCCCGCATTGGCGATGGCGGTGTCGACATTGGTGGCCGTCTGCGCCGCTGCGGTCTGGGTCGGATCAGGCGCCTTCGGGGCCTTTGGCGTGGAGACCATAGGGAAAATCCTCTTTGATGATTCCGTAAAGCAGGCCGTCGCAATCGCCGAAATAGCCGCGCTGGCGGCCTTCCGGCTGCGCACCGAGCCTGGCGAGCAGCGTCTGGGCGTTGCTGTTGTCGGCGCGGGTGCGGCAGGTGGCGCGGCGGCAGCCGAGCTGGCGGGTGACATAGTCGAACACCGCCCGCAGCAGCGTCAGCGACAGCCGGTCGGCGGCAAGCGAGATCTCGACATCGTGCCCGGTCCAGACGTTGAAGACGAAGCCGGCGATGGTCCGGCCGCGATCGACATGGGCAAGCGTGGTGTAGGGCGGGTGAAACGTGACGCCGATCCTGGCGCCCACGCAGGCGGCGATCTCCTCGCGCGGTTCGCTGACGATCAAATCGGCGCGCCCCGCTCGTAAAGCACCGAGCCGCCGACGACGGCGGCTTCCGAGACGGAGCCCGACGAGCCCGAGATCAGTGCCCGGATCGTCGGCGCCAAGGCCGAACCGGCGCCGCCGGCGGAGGCGAATTTGCGCACCAGCGAAATGCCGGGGAATTTCGCGACACCCCAGACCGCCGTTCCCCATTTCGCCGCCGCATTATTCTCGACCGACGACAGCAGCGCTGTCGGCACCTTGGTTTGGTAGTCGACCGAAATGCCGCCATACATCAGTGTGGAAACGCCGATCTGCGCCGTCACGCCGATCAGCTTCGAGAGCTTGGTCGAGAGCCCGTCGCCATATCGGCTCCAGGCGCCGACCATCAGCGCATCGATCGCCGCGCCATTGTCGTTTGCCCCCACCTCCGCCTCATAGAGCGTGCCATCGGCCGCACCGAAGAACAGCCGGTCCTGCCAGGTCGCCCAGCAGGAGGCCGGCATGCCGACGAAGCGGCACCAGGCGCCGGTCTCGGTGTTCATCACATATTGATAGGGGCCGAAGGAGGACGGCAGGTTGACGATCGCCATCTGCCGCGCCGGAAAGCTCGCAAGCTGCCATTCCTGCGAGGTCGTGCCGGTTGCGGCCACCGTCTCGCGCCAGGTCGGGCCGATTCTCGCGGTGATCGCCCCGAGGCTGGTGGCGCCGCGATTGAGCTGCACGGCCTTGGTGATCGGCACGATGCCGTCGGTCGTCATGATCGCCAGATCGGCGCCGACCGAGAGCAGGCAGCGGTCGCTGCCGAGTGGCCGGCCGAGTTTGAAGGTGCCGATCAGGCCCCAATTCGCCGCACTCGAAGGGTCGGATCCCTGGAAGACGATCACCTCGCCCTCCGAGGAGATCAGCACCAGGCACTGCTGCAGGCCGGTGGACACCGGGATCGTCCACACGTTGATCGCAACAAGCGTGCCGCCATATTTCATGTTGCCGCCGACCGGCAGCACCGTCGCCGCACCGCTGACGGCGTCGGTGGCGAGATACCAGACGTTGGTTGAGTTCTTCTCGATGAACCACAGGCGCGAGCGATAGGCGGTAACGGCGGCAAGCAGCGAGGCGTCCGGTATGCCTGTAATCATCGTCGAGGCGACATAGGGCGTGGCGACCGCGCCCTTTTCGAGCTGCGCATTGGTGACCGTTCCCGTCACGGTGACGACAAGCGTGCCGGCCGCCGGCGTGAAGGAGAGCGACACGCGGTTGCCGGCGCCTGTGCCGTTCAAGCTGCCCGAGAAGGCGCCGGAAAGCGTGACCGAGCCGGTGCCGAAGAAGCTCAGCGTATAGGCCGTGTTGCGCACGGCGACATTCTGGGTGGCGAGTGCTGCCGTGCCCACCAGGAAATTATTCGTCCAGGAGGTGCCGTTGAAGATCAGCGGCGTATCGAGGCCGTTGACGAGGCGCAGGAATTCCTGGCCGGCCGGATTGGTATATTGCTGGACCGACCAATGGGCGCTGGCGAGGCCCGAGACGACCGGCGCGCCCGCCGCACCGCCCACCGTGACGTCGAAGATCTTGTCGCCGGCGGCGGCAAACAGCCGGTTGCTGACGCCGGAATAGGGAATGACCGTCTGCACATCGGCGCCGAGACCGGTTGAAAAGGCGAGGAAGCCGTAGCGGGCGCGCACGCGGTTTGCCTCGGGAAAGAAATTGTCGAGCTGGAAGGCCGCATCTTCAGGCATATCGGCCATCTCGACATCGGTCCGCCAGCCGCCGATCGGCGCGATCCAGTCTTTGCCTGGTGAAACGCGGCGGGTGCGCCCGTTCGGGGGGACAGGTCTGCGGGTCATGGATTTTGTACCGTGATCGTGCCGGGCCAATAATTTTCGGGCGTCTGCCCCCGCGACGGCAGCGCGAGGTCGACGGGGCTTGCGGCGCGGTCGGCGCCGATGGCGGCTTCCTTGGTTCGTTCGAAGCTGGCGAGCTCCTCGCCATAGTCGAGGCCCTTGGCCCGCTTCCAGCGCCAGATCAGCGACAGTTCGAGAAGGTCTTCGGGAAAACGGGCTGTATCGGTGTCGTTGGCCCAGTTGCCGGCCGTGGCCGGGCCGCCGTTCAGCGCCACCCAGAAGCCGGAGATATAGGCATATTCCATCGTCTCGCCGGCAACATTCGGGTAGATGTCGAGCCTGCCGCCGGCCATGCGCCAGATCTGCGGCACCGGATTGGCGTTGAGGATGGTCTGGCGCTGCCAGCTCTGCGGCTCCACCGGACCGTTGAGCGCCCAGAGGCGCGAGACGTTCCAGATCCGCGCATTGGCGACGAAACGGTCCCAGTCGCCGGGCGGCTCGTCCGGCTCCGGATTGGCGCCGGTCGCCTCGAATTGCCGCCGCACCATCAGCGCCGACCAGTCATGCGCCCGCATCAGATCGCGGCCAGCGCGGGTGGAGAGGATGCGCAGCTGCATGATCTGCGGATCCGCCGAGGACATGACGGCCGTCGGCGGATCGAGGTCGATCTCCGCGCAGACGTTCTGAATGATGGTCAGGAGCGACATGCGGGGTCTCCGGTTCAGCGCGGTTGGCTGCGGAAGGTGAATTTACGTGAGGGTTGTGCCGTGTGGCCCCCTCATACGCCCTACGGGCACCTTCTCCCCGAGGGGAGAAGGGGGGATGCCGCGAGGTCTCGATTCCCTCTTCTCCCCAGCGGGGGTCCGAAGGACGGGTTGAGACCCATGGCTCAACCCCGGTCCGTGCCCGTAGGGCGGATGAGGGAGCCGCTTGCGCCAGGTCTTCTTTAGGCTACTTGCCGGCTGCGGCTCTTGCCCGTTTCGCTTTCGAGCGCCTCGAAGCGGGCGGCCATCTCCTTCATCTGCGCCTGCAGGCGGCTCACCTCGTCCTTCAGCCGCTCGTTTTCGGCGGCGAAGGCAGAAGCGGCGCTGGAGTTTTCGGCGGTGGCGAGATAGGCACGGGCGGCGGCGGTCAGCTCGTTGGCGCCCATGCCGATCTTCTGCTTGGCGGTGTCCGAAAGTGCTGCGAGCTGCTCGACGGTATAGATATTGACCGCCTCCAGCTCCTTGATCTGGCTGGGCTTGAGATAGGGCCATTGTGCCAGCGGCGTGCCGGTCAGCTGCTCGCGGGCAGCAGCACCCTCCTTGAAGCGCTTATAGGCGTCGGCAAAGCGCAGCCTGTCGTTGTCGGTCACCTCGCGATAGACCTCGGTGTGCTTGTCGCCTGCGATGAAGATGCGGACGAATTCCTTGTCGGCAAAAATCGGCCGGCCTTCCTTCTCGGTCAGAAAGGTCTGTTCGACCGGCTCGAGGCTGAAGGAGGCATAGATTCCGGTGTTGTCGGGCATGTGCTGGTCTCGCTGTTGATGGCGGGGAGATGGGATGGGCGGGGGAAACATCTCCTCTCGTCATCCTCGGCCTTGTGCCGAGGATCTGCTACGCATCGAACGGCAGCAGATGCTCGGGACAAGCCCGAGCATGACGCAAGAGAAGTTTGCGGGCCTTGTCAGTTGAACGGGCGCCGAAACACCCGCCGATTGCTTAGTTCACCTTCGACAGGAACGGCCGCATCAGCGTCGCCTCCAGCACGCCCGTCGCCGTGATAGTGATAGCAGTGCCATTGGCCGTGGCATTTGCCGAGAGCGTGATGCTCTGGACGACGCCGTTCGGGCTGTAGGTGATGCCCGCAATCGTCGTGCCGCCCGCAATCCCCGTGCCGGCGACGGCCGCGCCGATGAACGGGCCGGAACCGGCATTCAGGCCGGCGAGACCCGTCAGCAGGCTGGAGCCGTTGACCGTCGTTGCCGTAAACGTCTGGTTGGCGGCGGCAAAGTTGACATTGGCGATCGCCTTGGTGCCGACCGTTGCCGAGGCAGGCGCGCTCGCCTGGCCTGCGGTGGTGGTGGTTTCGGCAACGACGAGGGCCGCCGTTGCACTCGCCACCTGAGCCGGCGCCTGGCCGTTGCGCTGCAGCCAGAGGTAATAGGTGCCGGCGGCCAGGGTCACGGCGCCAACCGGGCCGCCGGTCAGCGTCGGCGGCTGGGCGGCACCGGAAAAGACGCCGCAGCGCTGGCCGACGACGGCGCCCGCCGTGGTCAGCAGCGAAGCGACATAATCCCTGGTCCACTGGAACCACTGACCGGGCTGAAGGGTCGTCTGCGCGGCCAGCACCAGCTGGCAATAGACCCATTCGGCTTCACGATCGCCGCCGGCGACGGCGCCGAGAGCAAAATTCGGCCCGGGAATACCGGAGCCGGAAACGATCGGGCCCTCGACGACGAACGGGTTCGCGCCAAGACGATCGGTCTGCGAAATTGCGATGGTCATTGGAGTTCTTCCTTTCGTTCGATCAGGCGAACAACACGCCCTGCAGGAAGGCGTTGTTCATGGTGAGATTGCCGGCAAAGCCCATCAGCTGCACGAAGGCATCCTGATTGGTGTTCATGCGTTCGTCGCCGATCGGGGCCATGTCGCGGTCGCGGTGCGGGCGGTAGAACAGGTATTTGGTGTTGAGGAAGAACATCTGGTTGGAAGGCGCGCCGCCGCCGAAGCCGCCGTCGAAGATGACGTCGGCGCCCATGTACTGCAGCGACTGGAAGCCGGCCATGCCCTTGTCGGCCGAGGTGATGCGCTGGATCGCCTGCAGCGATTCCCAGTAGAGGCGGAAGAAGTTGTTGTCGGCGACGACGAGATCGGGGGCGTCGGAGCCGCGCACGCAGGACATATAGAGCCGGTTCATGTAGCTCTGGATGTTGGCATTGGTGGCGGCCGCACCGCCATCGGCCGAGGCGGAGAATTTCTGGTTGCGCCAGAAACCCCAGGTGGCGCGCGAGATGCCGCCGACCGTGCCCGAGGTCGGCGAGGTCGAGATCAACAGCTGCAGGCCGCCGATCTGCCGGCCGCCATCGGCCGTGCCGTCGGAATAGCAGTCGAGCGCGATGTTGTTTTTCAAAGTGGTTTCGGCATTCTCGATGCGCTGCTCGAGCAGGTCGAGGATCGCATCCTCGCCGGAATTCTGCAGCTGTTCGAGACCGGACATCGAGACGGCGACCGCAGCCTGCTTCAGGTCGTATTCGGCGGCGGTGATGACGTCGGAGGGCTGGACGTTCAGGATGTCGTAGCCGGAATAGCGCTTGAAGGTGCTGTTCTCCTGGTACTGCAGTTCCTGGACGATGGTGCGGCCGCCGGAGACGGGCTTCTTGCGGCCGCGGCTGTTCAGACGGGTGAGAAGACCGTTGTTCTTCGTCACGTCGTCGGCGACCGTGCCGCTGCGGTTGCGCAGCGTCGTGGTGACAATTTCAGAGAGGTTGGGCGAGATGGGCATCGATCATTCCTTTGATCAGACTTGGCCTTTGATCAGACTTGGCCGCGCGAAAAACGCATGGCGTCGCGCAGCGAGTCGCGGATGGAGGTAGGCTGGCCTCTTGCCGCATCGCGGGTCGGGCCCGGGGCGGAAGAACCAGAGATAGATCGCGAGGCGCGGCGGGCTTGATCTGCCGCTGCGGCCCTCTGGGCATGCTGTTCTCGGACCAAGGCCGGTGCAGTCTGGCTGATCAACTGCTGGCGAATGTCCGGTCGCATCCAGCATGCGGCGTCGTAGGCGTCCTGAAGTGTCGACGCCCGCCCCGCATTGATGAGGGCAACCATGTCGTCGAGAACGTCTTCGGCATGCGCATTGGCCGGATCGGAAAGAAAGGCATCGACTTGAGTTTCGGTGTCTCTCTTCCTCAAAACATGTTCGACCGTGGCCTCGACATTGATGGGCCCGGTCTGGCGCTGGAGCTCACGCCCTGCGTGCTGGCGCTGCAGGGCCTCCCCCGTCTGCCCGTTGACCAGGGCGTGAAGATTGACGCCGGCCACCTTGGCGACGTGCAGGACGGTGTTGACGGGATCGCGGATCAGCGCGTTTTCCCATTCGATCGCCCGGCGCATGACATCGGCATGGGTCAAGCCGGCCTGGCGGACGATCGGAGTGAACTCCTCAAGGCCTTTGTAATCCTGCAGCACGCGGAAGCCGCGATCGACCTCCTGTTCCCGCTTGGCGATCGCCGCCTGCACTTCGCCAGGCAGGCTTGAAAACTGCGCCTTGGCCTCCGCCGACCAGCCGGGCGGAACCCGGTTGCCGATGGCGGCGGGCTGCTCGCCACCCTGCCCCCGGCTCTCAGCCTGCGGCGTCTGCTGTCGCTCGGCCGCGGCAGCGGCCTGCTCCTGGCCTTTGGCGATGAAGCGGCCGTTTTCGCCGTCGCGCGGCCGGACCGCTAGATCGTCCGGTCCCTGTGCTTCGACGGTGTCGATCGCCGCCTGCAGGCTGTCGCGGATGCTCGCCGGCTTGTCGGTCGATGCGCCAAAATCGCCGCTGCCGCTGCCGGCCTCGTTGAAGTCGTCCATATCCATTGGGAAAATTCCTATTTCGGGGATTGATGCCCGTTAGAGCTTTTATGCATGTCGTTATCCCGGAACCGCTGCACACTTCCGGGCGACATGCATTAGGCGTTGTATTCGGCGTAGACCCGCCGCAACTCGTTGCGGATCGCCTTCCGGTCCGCTTTGGGTTTTTCGATCGGCTGCGGCTCCTCATTGCCGATCTCGACCAGGCCGGCCGCCCGGTAGGCGGAACGCAGCTTGGCTTTCGAGGTGTAATGCCGGCCGTCGTGCATCGACTGGATCTCGATGCTGTCGCTGACGAAATGCGGCGCGGGCAGATCCGACTGGGCGAGGTTTTTCACCGGCATGCAATTGTGCGGCCACGTGTCGAGCTGATGCCAGCCGCCGCAGACGCGGCAATAACGTTCTCTCATGCTGTTGCTCCCGGGCTTACTGATAGCTCGCGCGCATCTGTTCGACCGCCTGCGCCGCCGCCTCGCTGCGTGCCTGCTCGACGGCGGCGCGATGCTCGAACTCGGCTTGCGCGACGCCAAGCTCGGCTTTCCGCTGTTCGGCGCCCGCTTTCACTTCAGCGGTCTTCAGCTTGAGCATCTCGGCGGGCGAAGGCTGCGGCTCCGGTTTCGGCGCGCTGGCTGCCCCGGAGAGCTGCGCGCCCACCTGCTCCAGCATGCCTTCGAGCTGGCGGCCGGCGCGGAAGCCGCGGGCGGCAAAGAGCAGTGTTTCGACCATGACCGGCACCAGCAGCGGGCTCTGCTGCGCCATCGCGCCGGCCTGCTGCATGAAGCCGCCGACCATCTGGACGAATTCCATTCGGCGCTGCTTTTCGGCATTTTCGTCCGGCTCGATCGTCGAATCCGTCTCGATCTCGATCTGGAAACCGCGAATGCTGTCATTGCGCAGCAGCTGCACCACCTCGTCGATCGTCGGCTGCCCCATCATCTGCTGCAGCTGCGGCGGCAATTCGGGCGGCGCCATTTCGGGGGACGCCATTTTGGGGGGCGATTGGGCCGGCCGTCCCATCTGCTCGGCTCGCATCGCCGTCTGCTGCGCCGCCATCTGCATCTGCTGCATCTGCATCTCGACCTGCTGCTTCTCAGCCATCGTCGGCAGCTTGATGCCGCTCACCAGCATCAGCGTTTCCGGCTGGAACTGGTCGCAGATGATTTCGCCGGCGAGGCGGATGATGTCGCGGGCAAAGCGGGCAAGCTCGGCCTGGCGGTCGCGGATGCGGATCGAGCCCCACTGGCTCTTGATCCGCTGTGCCGTCGCCGTCTCGGACGCCTGGGTATCGCCGCGGACGATGTCGGAGATGCCGGTGATCTGGTAGACATCCTCGATCAGCTGCTTGCGCGCCGCCATGCAGGCGACGATCACCTTCTGCACCTCGTCGATCGGCAATGTCACGACCGCTTTCGAGCCGCCCTTGTCGGTGAACGCCGCCCATTCCGGGATCGGCACCATCACCATGTCGTTTTCAGGCCGCATCGCCTTCTCGATCGCCGGCGAGATCGCGCCGTCGCCGGAGGGATAGAACACTTTCAGCCGCAGCTGATCGGTCAGCTTGTTGATGCGTTTGGTCAGAAGATCGATCTCGTCGCATTGCTGCTGGTAATAGACGTAATCCGGAACCGGGATCAGCGAGCTGGTCGAGACCGTGCCATAAGCCGGGCGCGGGCAAGGCCAGAAATGCGTCAGCTCGAGCGGCGGCTCGGAAACTTCGAGCGCCACCGGCGAGCCGTCGGCAATCCAGACGGTATAGTTCTCGCTCTTGCACCAGATCTCCCAGATATGGGTCTTGCCCTCATTCTCGGCGCGCTCGGCCTGGCTTTCGCCCTTGCGGGCACCGGCAGCCTTGGCCGCGCCCGACGCCATCGCCTCGCGGCCGAAGCGTTTTTCCATCTCCTCGTCGGTCATCGGCACGCGCCGGGCCACCCAGGTCACGTCCTTCCAGCGGCGGGCCGGCGAGTGCAGGAAATCCGACCAATGGACATAATCGATGCAGACGCGCTCGTCGGCGATCGCCTCCATCGAGGGACCGCCCATCTCGCTGGACAGGCGATCCGCCGCCGGGTCCGACGGCGCCACGCCGATGTCGAGCAGCACGAAGTCGGCTTCATAACGCAGCCACACCGTGCCGCGGGCGCAGAGCAGGAAATCGTCGCGTACCGCCCGCATGATCGAATCGAGGTCGGCCTCGTCGCCTGTGTAAGCGAGATTGCGCTCGACGATTTCCGAAGCGATGCGCGCCACCGGCTCGGCATCCTTGAAGCGGCGCTCGACGACCGGCTGCGGCATCCGGGCATAGACGGCCGGCTGCAGCACCGCGGTATTGGCCCAGAGCATCGGAAAGCGGCGCTTGGCGGCGCTCGTCTGATCTGGTTGCTGGTCGAGATAGATCTTCTCGATCTTGGCGCAGCGGTCATGCCAGGACTTGAAATAGCGCTGGGCGCGTTCGAGCTCCTGCTGCCAATGGGCGCCGACCTTTGCCGGATCCCAGCGCTCTCCGCCCTCAAAAGCCGTTATCTCGTCTTCCATCAAACACGCTCGCTAAAGGTCGGGGTGGACTCGGCAAATTCGTTGAATGTCATCGTCTGGAAGGTCGGCGGCGGCTTACGCTCGCGCTTCAGCGGTTCGGGCGCCAGGCCGGTGAAGATGATGGCGAGACCGCCGAAAGCATCGGCGCCGTGCGAGGCCCAGTTGTGCAGCGGCTCGTCGCGGAAGACGCCGAGATCCTCGTCCCAGTCCTTGCGGTAGTTGCGCAGGCATTTGATGCCTTGGGCGCAGCCGGCCTGGTCGAACTCGACCTTGGCCAATATGCGCCGCGTGCCGTTGATGCGGTCATGGACATAGGCGCGCTCGACCTTGCGCACCGTGCCGAGGCCGCGCGCCTTGACCTCTTTCAGCATGATTTCGATGCGGGTCATGCCGCCGCGCGTCCATTCCCGCACCTTGATGTCGTGCGGCATGTTGTGGACGCCGTAGACATAACCATGTCCGGCGGCCCGGCGCTCCAGCTCGTCGAGCATCCCGTCCATGCCGGTGCCGGTATGCTCGAAATAGCCGATCATCCTCACGCGACCGGGCAGCACCTGAAAGAGCCAGACACTGTTGGCATCGTCCATGCCGATATCGGAGATCGTGTGGACGGGGTAGCCCTCCACATGCGGGAACACGCCGATGCGCTCCTCGGCGTCGGCGATCGCCATCTGATCGGCATAATAAGCGCCTTCGACGCTCGCCTCAAAAGCTTCAGCCGGCGTCGAGGGATATTCGCGCTTCATGTCGCCGAGTTGGATTTCGGCCTTCTTGACATACCAGGCCTTCTGCCCTTCCGTCAGCGCGATCCCCTGCTCGGCGAGCTCACGGAAATATTTGACGAATGCATCGCTGATGATGACGCCCTCGGGCGCGATCGAATATTGCGGCTCCTTCCACCAGGGAAAGAAGTGGAACTTGAAGTCGAGCTCGGTCAGCGCGAGCGCTTGGCGCTGCTTGACCTGCGCGTCCTCGCAGAGCGAATAGAAATGTCCCTCCTGGCCTTCCGCCGTGCTTTCGACGAAGACCAGCTGGCCCGCCTGCACCGTATTCAGGGCGCCGGTTCTGACTTCCCGCGCCTTGTCGGGATATTTGGCGCAGAGCTTTCCGTATTCGGAGATATGCAGATATTGTAGTGTGCCCGAGCGCAGCGACGTGCCGACGCGGATGCTCGAATTGTTGGCGAGCAGCAATTCGCTCTGGTTGGTCCTGACGACAGGCACGGCGTTGCGGATGCCCTCGGGCAGATTGTCATAGGGATATTTGATCTTGTCCCGAAAAATCGTCTGCACGTCGCCGAGCGTATGGGCGATGGTGCCGGCTCGGATATCGCGGTTGAAGACGCAGGCGTCGAGCATGAAGATCTGGATGAAGGTCGTCAGCCCCAGCTGGCGGGCCTTCAGGAGCACGTTGAGATAATGCATCTCCTCGAAAAGGCTCATCTGCATCATGTTCATCTCGAACCTGACGCGCCTGCCCGCCTTGTCGGTGATCCAGTAGAGATTGTTCAGCCGCCAGCGCCAGTCGGAAAACCGGTCAACCGCCGTTTGGAAGTCCGCGCGTCCTGCCATTGACGACCTCCAGCAATTGCGAGACTTCGCCGGTCACGCTCTGTTCGGGCTCGACCTTGTGCCATATTTCTTCGGCCGCAGCTTTTCGGCGACCCATTGGCGGGTGGCGATGCGCAGCTGCGAACGCCTGATCGCCTCGCCATTTTCCTGCCAGCCGGTGGTCTCGCCGGCCGCATTCTTCTTTTCGACCCAGTCGTCGCTGCGGTCGTCGGCGATCTCGACCAGCTCGTCGACGAAGCTGTCGGCCATGATCTCGCGGGCCAGCGCATATCGCGCGCGGAACGCCGCCTTCTCCTCGTCCGCCAGCCAGGACAGCACCGTCGATTTCGACGGCATGTCCTCATCCCGGCAAATCGAGCGCAGGCTTTCGCGGTCGGCAATGCGATCGCAGATCTTCTCGGCCAGCGCCTGGCTGAACTTGGTCGGTCTGCCCATCGGTCGGCGTCTGAACGCTCAGAACAATGCGACGATATTCGACGCCGTCGTCCCGGTCAGCGCCACGATCGCGGCATGAACGGGCAGGATCGTCCCGGCCGGAACGCTCTTGAAGATAACAGGATCCACGTCGCGCCGCGGCGCAATTGCCACATCGCCGGCCGTGCCGATATAAAGCGCGCGGGCGCCGACAATGGCGCTATCGTTCGGCGTCACCACCGCGGCCCGCGAGGCCGGCGCAATCGAGGCGTCCAT